CATTATTAAAAACACACAATGTAAGCGAAAAATTATGTCTTCAAGCTTACCTATTTATTTCCACGGTGCTGTATTACAAAAACCTGATGATTCAGATATTGGTTCTAATATAGATGGAGTTAAACATCGTGTTGGAACTCATCATACACCCATTGATCCCACAGTTCTTAATGACTTTCGCCAATTTGTATTATTTCAACTTGAAGAATTTCAGCCTTTATCCCCAATTGCTGATATTTCATTTGAAACTTGGCTTAACGAATCTAACTATCCAAAATGGCGTTGTGATTGTTTTAGGGAAATCATGGTTTTATATGAACAAGGTCTTCTTTTAAAAGATTTTTCTAATCTTGACTGTTTTATTAAAGAAGAATATTATGAATCAACAAAAGCCCCAAGAGGTATTTATAGTCGTTGTGATCTTTACAAGTGCTTAATTGGACCCGTCGTTCATGCTATCGAGAAAGTTGTGTTCCAGCGTGAAGAATTTATAAAATATGTTCCTGTGACACAACGTGCTCGCGTTGTTAATGACAAATTGAATATACCTGGTAATTTATTTATATTCAATGATTTCACTAGTTTTGAATCGTCATTTAGTGCTGATTTTATGAACTCGTGTGAAGTATTACTTATTGATCATATGACGAAAGAATTACCAATACATCATGAATTCATGGATTTATACAAGAAACTAGTGTCACAAAATATGTTACTATTCAGAGCTTTCACTTGTACCATCAATGCTCGTCGCATGTCCGGAGAGATGACCACTTCACTTTGTAACGGCTTTTCAAATCTTATGTTAATCAAATACACATCATACAAAAATAATGCATCAATTCAGTTGTTTGTTGAAGGTGATGATGCTGTGATTTCTAGTGATCGTGTTCTACATGATATTTGGCTCCAAAAATTGGGTTTCATTTCTAAATTTGAAGTTAAAGACAAGTTGTGTCAAGGTTCCTTTTGTGGCTTAGTGTTCTCTGAAACTTATGATATAATTAGGAATGCTCTGATATTGTTATTAAAATTTGGTTGGGCATCACAGCAGTATAATACTACTGGTCCTAAAATTAGGATGGCTTTGTTGCGTCTAAAAGCGATTAGTTTTAAATGTGAATTCCCAAATTGTCCAATCATTTCCCCCTTCTGTGATCATGTTCTAAAATTAACCTCTAGTATTGATGTTAGACATGTGATTCGTACTATTGAGCTTTCATCATATGAACGAGCACAAATGTTTGATCTTTTGAAGGAAATTAAAGTTTGGAGAACTCCTTCCTGTATCACTAATGACACCAGACAATTGTACTTTGAGATGTTTAAAATTGATTTTGTAACACAAATCCAAATTGAAAATGAATTATGTCAAATCTCTTTTGGTCCCATAATTTCTC